GAGCTATTATCTTATCTACATTACATACTCTAAACGGGTAATTAAATATCGCCCGTAGAAACTTTTTGTTCACTCTTCCAACAATTGCAATATGGCAGGTGATGGTAGTGTCCATGAAGCTCTCGTATATCACCCCTGCAACTATGTCCCCATCTCGCTCTAACCCAATAGATTGAGCATTATAATGGTACGATCCTGTGGTTTGCTCTGCTACCCATGCACCAACAGAATCGCCTTGTACTATATACCAGCCCATCCTGTCTGATACACTATGTCAGTTGAAGCCCATTCTAGTTGTACTCCTTGACTGCTAGATGTTAGGTGAATACCTCCACAATATCCAATCCCAGTAATCCCTTGCCATGTATTTGTAATGACTGTATCTTGCGCCCAAACATCAATATCCCATAAAGCAGTACCCCATAGAGTCTGGCTAGAAGGTGAAAACGATAAAGATGAAACTGGATTCGTTGTATCAAAATCTACATTCATTGAGATTAATATAGATGGAGATCCATTTGTAAATATACTGGGGCGAGCACGAGTAAAATACTTCTTTATACCTCGTTGTTCAAAGTAGTTAAATGCTTGTAAAACATTAGTCTGAATATTAGAGACGTTATCTGTATATCCTGTCCATGCTTTACAAACTACTCCACTTCCACCAAAATATAAATCCTCTTTATGTATCTCTAAGACGTTAGCACTCCATCCTTGAAACTTACACCAAGACTTAGTAATCGTATTCATTACATACTGTTCTTGTGCAGAACCTTCAGAAACAGGCACATTGAGTAGAATTGCGTTATACTTTGCTAGATAAATTGTTTGCCAACCAAAATGTGACGCATAAGCGTTAACGGCATCAGTTATTGCTCCTTGAATCTTATTAGTTAAATTAATTCTTGGATCAAGTCGAGATGATTGTAATGCTCCAGCTAACGGCACTAATCCATCATAAGTAATTATTAATAAGTCACCTGCATACTTTACTAAACATCTGTTACCTACTGGAGAACCTAGATTCCATACTCCAATTAATGCCCAAGTAGCAGAACTTGCAGGATCAGTACCAGAATAAACAATTACTTCTCCGTTTGAGGTAATAAAGACTAAATTATCATCTACTCCGTAACCAGCGTCTAATGTCCAAGTACCTATGTCTACAATATAACCGCCCTTTTTAGCGATTGATCTTAAATCTAGTAAATTAGCTGCTCCACCGACTGCGCTAGTAGGTAAATACCACGCTTTTAATGTATCTTTTTGACTAAACCACACTCTGTTTTTAAATAACTGAATATTGTTTAAAGTAGTTGGTGTAACACCTGTAATTGCAATGGCAGAAATTGCCGTAATTGCAAGCCATGTTGTACCGTTATAAAGTAACGGTGAATCCACTCCATTGACTAAATATATATAATTGTCAGCAGTAGTTGCTACGTTAATGTATTCCCATCTTGCGTTTGTAAGAGAACTGACAACGGCTGCTCCAACTACACCTGAATTAGTTACGTCATAAATTGCAGTACCAGCAATACCAAACAGCTTCTGTGTCGAGCCGTAGGAGTAATTCATTAATGTTTCTACTTGCCCAGTTATCCCAGTAACGTGATTAGTAAATCCACCTCGTAGAACAACATTAGAAACAGTAGGGAATAGATTAATTAATTCATAAGCGTCAAGTGCTTCCATATTAGCAATAGAGTCACGAGCGTTCCAACCGCCTATCGGTGCGGGTAGAGATGCAACTTGGGCTTGTCCTTTTTGAATTAACATTAGCTTGGCCCGTAGCCAGAATCGGGTACATTGTCTATTCCAATTAATATAGAGCCTGGCCTAGGAGCAAAACTTAAATTAGCTGCACTAGAGTCTTGAGCCATGACTACTTCTAATTCTTCAGTAAAGTTACGATACATAGCAGTCGTATCAAAGCCTTTCGCTTCAAAGTACTTTAATTTCGTCATTAGAACCATTAACCGATCAGAGTATATGCAGGTATCAGTATCTACCGTAAAGCTCGTTTTTGACACTCCTGCTGCGTTTGTAGCCCATCCATTACTTTTATACTCATAACCTAACAGTTCGCTGTTAGATAAGCCCGGAAATATCTGGAAATAAGCACCTAATAGTCTCCATCGGATTCTTGGCCCAGTAGAGATGTAACCTGACATAAGCCATTCCCATTGTTGAGCAGACTCAGGCCCAAGCATTTCCCAATGATTACCTTTATCCCATTGAGTTCTTGGCATACTGGAGTCGTAATCAGAAGGTAGTGCATATTGTACTTTCTGAAAGGTTACTGCTCCACCTATTTCGGTTTCTGTAAACTGCTGGCTAGAAGTAATAGCCGTTGCTGAATCAACTGATAAAACCATTGCGCTGGTATTCATTCCACTACCGACTAGATTGTAAGTAGTATCTATTCCAGCCGTTGATGGTATGCCTGTCATTGAAGTACCGCCAGAAGTCCAATTTCCTGTTGTGGTTACATAAGAAGTATAAAAAGTGTACTGTTTTGTTAAATTGCGCCAACTCGTCTTTCTTAATAACTCGTAACCAGATGCGTTCATCAATGCAAGAATCTGAATTACGTCTTGATTAGTGCTTGATGCTACCGCAGTAGGTGTTGATACACCAATTTCATTGGTTACTTGCTGTACGAGCTGGAGCATAGTTGTCATTTTTAAGCCTCTTTTCTGGGTCTACCACCGACAGATTTTTTTTCCATTAGAATTGCCATTTGTGCTTTTAAAGTAGCTAGTTCTTGTTTAGTTTCTTCTAATGAGTCAGATTGAGAGTTGTTTTTAATGAGGAACATTTTAGCTCGTTCCTTTAATCTCATTCCACTCATGCCCATTCTTTGCATCTGCATATCTGAGCAAGTAGCAACTTGCTCAACTGTTTGAAACTTTAAAATTGATAGTTCTTCAAAGAATGACTCTGATAGTATCTCAGGTTCATCTTTTCTCCATTGGGCTAATGGCACTCCAATGACTTCTTGTTCTCCATTCTTCATCTGGAAATACAGCCATTGTCTAGGAAACCTTTTCTTATGATCCTCGCGTACAGGCTGATCTACTATATTTGTCTTATCAGAAGGAATATTAATTCTAATAAAGTGTTTGCCAAAGTTAGGATCAGGCTGACTAACTCCATCATCATCTAGGATGGTTTCATTCTTTTGTAAGTAAAACTCTACGTTTAAACTACTGTCTGCATTGCTAATATCGCTATCCATTTGTTTTCCTTTTTGAAATGGTATTATCATAAGGACTAGGGCAGTCTCCCGCCCTAGTATCTACGCTGTGGTTATCGAAACCCACGTTGTTGCCGATGTTGCAAAAAATACCGCAGTCTTAGCTGTTGCTAATGCCAGACTTGTTGCACCTGCATTTATAGTACTTGCTACCGAATAAGGGTAAATTGTTAAAGATACCCCAGAGTCGTTTCTAATTACTACTTGTGCGCCAACTTCAGTAGGCAAAAGTCTAACTCCAGTAGAAGCTGAACTGGTAGTAAATGTGTTATTTTCAGCACTTAACAGAAAAGCATCTGCAATCGTTGTTCCTGTTGCCACTAAAGCAACTGCACCTGTACCACAAATTGCTTGAGTTGACTGCGGAGAGTTTCCTGTCCCCATAACTCGTGAAGGTATTGCCATATTTATCTCCTTAAAAACTGGAGCGAGTTACCCCGCCCCAGAATTATGTTACAACGGTGAAGTTGTTTTACGAACCCAACCGTAATCGCCAGATGCAAAAGCGGTATCGGCAGTGTAAGAACCTGCTGTGTCAGTCAGTGCAAATGCTGCGCTAACACTACAGGTTCCAGTTGCAACTGCTTCAGATGCTTGAACATATACCCAAGTGTCGTTCAAAATACCAACTTGAGGAGTTCCTAACGTCATTACGGCAGCAGTATCACGCTGTGCAAACATAGGAGTTACAAAGTTTAATACACCAAATGTTGAATTAGCCATTATTTTCTCCTTATGCTATTAACACACCGCAAAATTGTGGGCCTGAGCTTGTAAGATTTCCAGCCCAGCCAATCAATTTAACGATAGCGTCTTGGTTAACCGCTTGGCGATCTCCGCCAATTGGCACAAAATTACGATCCACATGAGGACGGAACATAATGTACTTGGTATTCAACATCCACATATGTGAAGCAGTAGCAGCAGAGCCAACACCGCCATCTAATACTACGTCTGAAGCCATACCAGCTCCATAGTATTTTAGAGAAGCAAAGCCAGATCCAACTGAACTATTCCCACCATCGGTGATACGTTGAATTGATTGTAGGCTAGACAGATAAAATTTGTAGAAGATATTGTCTGCAACAATCAAATCAGGTTTATCAGTACCACGAATTAGCTGAACAGCCAGCGCATCCATGTAAGACTGAATATTACTTGCTGAAGTAGCACTACCGCCATTAGTCGTTCCAGAGTAAGCAATTGATCTCCAGAAAGAATAGTTAGCGCGGTTAATACCACCGTAAGTTCCAGTTGAAGGTGCATCAGGAACAGCAGCAGCTAAACCAGTAATGTTCTTGCCACCGTTACCAGTTCCATCTAGGTAAATATCGCCACCTATACGGTTTGCTAGTTGGGCTTCAGCAACATTCATACGTCCGTCTAATAAGTCAATAATCGCTTCTTTACCAGAGTTTTGGATACTATCCAAGCCTGATAGAGATACAGCAGCAGCATATTGAGTAATTGAAAATTGAGCAGCACTAATTGGGCTATTTTGGGATACGTTTAATACTTCGTAACCAGAATAACTGTTAGTGTTGCTGGTTGTGGAGTCTGTGTACATAATTTCTTGCAGTATTACATTACCGCCAGAAAATGTTTTCACATTTCCACGTTCTTTGAGTCTACGCAATAAAGCGTTGTTATTTGTCCTTGTGTTATGTTCAGGCTCTTTATCCCAAACCTGCATATTCCATTTATATGCAGAGCAGACTATCTCATCGCAAGTTTTATCGCTTTCTTGGTGGCGCTAATCTTAGCACCGTGGCCTTTCGGCTTACCAATCTGCGCCAATCTACGCTTTAGGTTGCTTTCTGCGCTTTGTCTGTAGCTATTGGCTACCCTAGACTTTGCTGCCATTGTAGGAGCGTTTGGAGGCGGCCTAAACGAATACTCATTTTCGTTTAGTAACAAATTACTGCCTCTGTAGTGCTTCATCCAAGACAACTCGCGCTCACGCTTCTCAATCACTGATACTTCTGCTGGCATTGTCTCAAGTACTTTCATCTGAAACTCACCAGCGTGATCGTTCCACGCTTCTTGCAACCTCTTAGAGCTATGCTTACCGGCTTTTAGTAGACTCCTATGCTCTCGCATCCTCTTGCCTATCTTGCCTGCTGTGCAACCTACATACGCTGCTCCAGTGCTTGCATCCTCTAAACCGTACACTGTCACCATTTGGAATACTCCTCTTTGGTTGATACTTACGCTCCGCGCTCGTGGGACTTTGCTTCCGCTTTGTCCTAGTCGTTACACCTTACGCACCCCTTGGGTATCCTGTGCGTCTTGGCTCGGTGTTGGCATCTCAGCTTTTCACCGAATTCACGGAGTTTTATAACGTCTATAAGTTAAACGTTATCAGCCAGCTCACCACTACGACTTTGAATATTAGTCGCAATAATATCGCTGATTGAACTATTGGCAAAAGCCATAATTATCTCCTAATAGTTAATCAAAAGCGTTCACTAATCTGATCGAATTGTTCAGATAATAATGAACGTCTATCTTGCGCTTTAGTCATCGTAGAGACTCCGGGTGTGGAGCTTTTAACGCTAACCGCTGCCGCCTTAGCTGATTTCGCAGCTCTGTCCGCCAAGTTTACTTTTGTCTGTATGTTTGCCTGTGGGGCAGTCCATAAGTTTTCGGATAACTTAGAATCAAGGCGTAATGCTTTTTCATAAGCGTCATCCAAATCGTTTGCTCTACCGCCTTGTAAGAGAGCAACCATATCAGGAATTACTTGTTGAAAATGTTCTTTCTTGCTTGCAAAAACTTCTATTTCGTTATTTAAAGTAGCCATTTCAGCATCTTCAATACGCTTCTTATCTGCTACTTTAGCTTCTTCCCAGCCCTGCATTTGTCCTCTTACTGCGTTAAGTTGATTCCTTAACTCGTAAACTACATCTTGTTGTGGAGCTTGTTGCTCTACTGCGTTCATTCCATATTGTTGACGCAATAGGGCTATATAATCTTCTTTATCTTGTGGAGAACCGTGCCTTAAATTCTTATCAGCTTGCAATAAACCATTCATTGCTTGCGCTGGAGTTAATCCCAATCCTCGTATTGTATCAAGATATGGCTCAAATACCTTCTGCATTTCGTCAGCATAATGAGCTTTAGAAACCATTGGTTCAATACCTGCTCGCATCTGTTCTTCACGATTCCATGCGTATTCCTGAAGTCTAGGTGATGCTGTGTTCCAATCCTGATGGTATTCAGACTTCCATGATGATGGAGGGCGCTTCCATACAGGTTCTTCTACAACAGGTTCAGCAACAACAGTAGGAGCAAATTTTCCTTTTTCATCTCTATTAACTTGTTTTTCTTCAACAATAGGAGCTTCAATTTCATCAAATTGCTGACTCAACAACTCTTTCCTATCTAAAACTTCATCTTCAACGATTTCATTTTCCATTACTTCTCCCTGTGGGGGTTATTTGAAAATCTTACATCATCTCGCAACTTAGATAAAATCTTATTTGCTTGTGCGTGAGTCATATTAGATAACTGAGACATTAACGCTTCTTTTCTTAAATTATTGTCTTTTTTAATTGGATTGCTCATTGATTCGTTACCGACTTCAATGCAGTTATTATCCCTTAAATGCGTTCTGTGCTTTGATCTGCTAGTAATCATAGAGCCATCAATCATTGATTTATAAGGTTTTATATCTGGCATAATATGCACCTTTGCATCTAAATTACAAGTGATGTTTGCAATAGCTTCACCATCTACATAAGTCCATTTCATAATAGTGTTAAAACATCCTCGTCATCAAGTTCAATAAAGTGTTGCCATATTCTTTCTACTCTGTCTATATCTAATAATAATCTATCGTAATCAATGTTCTGTGTAGTTGATAAAGTTTCTACAAATGTAAATGGTTCTGTTAGGAACGGTGTTATTATTTCTTCAACTACATCAGGCTTTCCTTCTATTATTCTTTCAAATGCCCTGATAATCTCATTCTTATTCTTAAACCTTCTGTCAATTTCCTTCTTAAATCGTTTCTTATCATCATATCCACCAGTAGTTACAATGATTATTGGTGGTGGTACTGCTGTTCCAGAGACAGTAGAAAACGGTAGTTCAGAGAATGAAGAAAATCCAAACATTATTCGTATAAAATATTAATCGAGCCAGCAATAATTATTGTCATGGTTTAGCCTTAGCTTGCAGGAATTTCTGTATTTGCCACAGTCCATGCAGCCATTGCGTTATTTGCCCACTCAGGTAAAACTATTATATCTTCATTATCTTTATCATCATATTCAATATGCCCAGCAACATTTTTCCATTGTAGAGCGTGTACATTAGGTGGAGTTCCTTCCCAGACTAAGTTTAAATAACAAATTCCGTCTTCGTAAACAGCACCATCGGAAGGGATGATTGTTAATTTCATCGTTCTACTCCTATTGCTTTAGTGGTTTCAATTAAAAGTTGTTGACTTGATTCGTTAGCCTTTACCATTTCATTTCTAAACGACTCTACTGCTGATCCTGTCTGTCTTTGCTGTTGGCTATTTTCAATTAATAACATTGGAAGCCAAGTAATAGCACATCCCCATTCGTCTACATCCTTACCTGTGTTTGGATTAACTCCTCTGAGTTGAGTAAACCATGAACACTTCAAACCAACACAATCTTCTTTTATTAACGGACAAAACGTACCAGCTTTAATTTCCACAATTAATCCTTAGTAGCAATAATTACATCAACATAAGATACTGCCAAGTTTATCGCTGTACCTGTAAACGTGGCTGCTGAGTGAGAATGTGAGCCACCTCCGCCAGTACTTCCAATTGTGTATGTTGCTTGTAAAGTAGCATTTCCTTGTCCGTATGCCATATCAGCAGTAGTACCTGGAGTGCCAGATTCTCTTTGTGTATGAATATGTGCTGGCATATCAGCAGTTGCTAAAGTATAAGCACCAGAAGCTCCGTTTGTTCCACTAACGGCTTGACTAGCAAACGCAGTAGTAAAAGCTACAGATCCACCAGTTCCTACCGTTCCGCTTATTACTCTTAAGGCTTTATTATCGTGAGTTGTAGATTTTGTCCATCCAGTAGGCGCAGAAGTCTGAACAAATAACATAACTGTTCCAGTAGGAAAAGATGCCGTTGAAACTGTAGTCCAAGTGGGCGCACCGCTTGTTGTTGCGGTTAATAATTGTCCTGTCGTACCTGCAGCAGTATAAGCAAGAACTGAAGAACTACCATAAGCTACACCATTAGATGTTGGAGTAGTTGTGCTTCCTGTTCCTCCATTGGCTACTGGCAAAGCTGTTCCACTATATGATATTGCCAATGTTCCGCTTGCCGTTATTGGACTGCCAGAAACTGACAATACAGACGGAACAGTTGCTGAAACTGAGGTGACTGTGCCAGCTCCCTTAGCATTTATTTGCGTCTGAATCGCGCTTGTTACCCCTTTCACATAAGCCAATTCTGTTAGAGATGGATAAGTCGCAACAGCGAGAGATGTTAAGTTTTTAGATGCGTCTGTGCTTAGTATTTGTGATGCTGTCAATCCTGAAACCTGAACCGCGCTTGGAGTAATTGATCCGAGTGCGATAGTAAGGGCTGGAGTTGCACCGCCTGAACTAGAGCCAGAAACTCCATTAGCTGTTGCAACTGAAACTGCTGTGACTGTTCCGCTTCCTTTATTGTTAAAGGTAGTCCAATCTGTGCTTGTTAAATATCCGTCTACTGAAGTAGTGGCAGCAGCCATACTAATTGCTGGTGTTGTACCGCCAGATGAAGCTACTGGTGCTGTTCCTGTTACTGAGGTTACTGTTCCAGAACCCTTATTATTGAATGTACTCCAATCGGTAGAACTTAAAGCACCGCGATTAGTTGCTGAAGCAGTCGGTACTTGTAGCGTGATAACAGGAGTTGTCGTTGAATTTGCAACAGTTGAGGATAAATCTGTACCAGTTGTACCTAGAGTTAAAGCTGCAACTGAGGTTACTGTCCCTAAAGTGCTGTTTGCAATAGTAATTGAGCCAGTAGAGTTGGTAACTGTTATTCCTGTTCCAGCCGTTAAAGTCGTTTTAGTTAGCGTATTCCCTGTTGTATTACCGATTAATATTTGTCCATTGGTATAGCTAGTCTGTCCTGTACCGCCATTAGCGACTGCTACTGTTCCAGTAATATCGCTTTGAGTTAATACTACCGTTCCTGTGTATCCGTTGACAGACGTAACAGCGTCAGTATTGTCTATCTTCTGCCATGCAGTACCGCTATAAATAGCCCAATCACCTAATAGCCAATCGGTTATTCCGTCTAAATTAGTAGAACCAGCGACTGAAACTACATAATAATAGCCCTTAGTGCCTACTCCTGAAGCTAAGGTAGGTGTATTAGTAGATGCGTTCCATGTCCCTTGATAGTTTACAGCACCGATTAAAGAAGCGGGTATCTGAGACATTGGTACAGTTCCACCAGAGTCTAGTGTTGCTGCGCCATTAGCTGCTGCTGCTGTTAATACTGCTACTGAGCCTAAACCCAATCCAGTTCGAGCAGTAGCTTGAGTCGTGCCACCAGTTCCACCATTAGTAACGGCTAAAGTGCCAGCGATTGTAATTGTTCCAGATGAGGTGATTGGCCCGCCAGAAGTCGTTAATCCTGTCGTTCCACCTGATACATCAACAGAGGTAACTGAACCGCCACCGTCTGCTACCCATTCAACATCAGTCGCACCAGCGTTAAGTGTCAGTCGTTTTAAAGCGTTTGTTGCGTAAGAGGGTAGTAAATTTACTCTAGCAGTCGAAGCAGTCGTACCAGCAGTCCCACCATTAGCGATAGGAAGCGTTCCTGTGACTCCAGTAGTAAGAGGTAACCCAGTTAGGTTAGTTGCTACTCCTGAAGCGATTGTGCCTAATCCTATGCTGTTTCCTGACGCATCTAAATAAACAGCCTTAGTTGATGGATAAGTGACAAATACGTCTTTAGTAGCAGAAGTAAAGCTTACTAAATTGTTGCCGTTTGATGATTTAAAGACTGTATCTCTGGATAGAAAACCAGTAGTGTAAGTCCCTAAACCAACTTCCCAGTTTGAGCCTGATTGATCTGCTATAGTATAATAAGTAGTGTTACCATTGCCCAATACTGAAAAGCTGGTGAATCCAGTAGCTGCGCCCAATAGGGTGACAGTTCCTGTACCAGATGTGGTAGTAGACTCCTTAATCCGATCTGATACTGCTAAAGTCATAGTGTTTCAACTCCAGAAGCTCTACCGTCTACCCCTCTGATAATTCTCTTTGGCCTAGTTAATGCCTGCATAACTCCACCAATTGATTGTAATGTTTGTCCTTGCATATCAGCCATTCTATTCATTGCCTGAGTAACATGATCCCCCAACTCTAATGTAATTCTTTCAGACGCAGCTTGTTGTGCTTCAATAAGTGGTAAGTCCATGCCGGGATTAGCACCGATTCTAGCAATCAATACTTTAGTCGCCGCTTCTAACTCATCTTTCCATCGGTTATAGGCTTCTACATTAGTACTTTCAGTAGTAGACATTTCTGCTTTCATTTGCTCAATTTGTATATCTGTTTGCAGTTTAGCTTGTTCTAACTGCATCTTAGCTTGTTCAATCTGAGTATGAGCCTGAAGTTTCATTTGTTCTGGATCAGGTTGTGGCTCTTTAGGCTGTTGCTGATTTGCTTTTAGTTGCTCCATAGCTGAATTAATCGTTCCCTCAATGGACTTAGCCTGTTTAAATCCACCAACACCGAATTTCATAATCTCGATTATCATTGGTGCTAGTTCTGGTACTGACTGAACAACTGGCATAGCTTGAGTGATAAACCCGCCAAATGCGGTAATAAATTCTAATCTGTCCTGTTTATTCTGATTTTCGTCAATTTGAACGAGACTATCTGCCTCAATATCTATTCTAAAGTTGTATAGCGGGTTTTCCAGTAACTGTAACGCTTGAGGAATCAGTTGTTTATCAGCGTCAGACATCTGACTAGCAGCAGCATAGTTTAATATGGTTTCAGGTTGGAAATGCTTGCAGATTATCTGTGCTTTTAGCTTAATGATAGATGAAGCAAATAACGCTACTTCTTCCTGTAAGGATCTTAGTCGTAAACCTGCATACTGTCCCTTAATCTGTTGTGCAGTTGCTGTCTCACTAGCAGAAGTCTGTCCTCTAATAATGTCTGAGATACCTGTAATCTCATATATCTGCCCAGTTACGTTCTTATGTGCTTCATACAGATTTATTAGAGTTTGTGCTATGACTTCTATCGGTAATAGCTGTATTGAGCCTTGTAAACCGCCTTTCTCACTAAATGCCATCCATTTATCAACAGGAATTAGTGTATTGTTATCTCCTTCTGTCAACAGTCTTTGTAATGCTGGTTGAGAAGCGTCATAGACACCACGAACTCGTAGAGCCTTTATCAATCCGTCAATTCTGTCTGCAATAATGTCTAATTCTGTCGCTTGATCTTGATATAGAACGTAATCAGGAATAGGAATTAGACTATCAGAGGTTAAAGTAGAATAAAGCGGTATAGAACAAGGAAAGAAGCCTTCTAATCCTAGTGGATCGTCTCTTTCGTCTATAATATTGCGTGAGTTTTTAGAGAACCAGTATACTTTTCCGCTTTCTTTGTCCCATAATTCACAGATTTTAGCTCGGTTATACTCTTTAGATGTCTGGTTATAGCTATTTAAAGTCTTTGCACCACAATCTAGTGGTATTTTCTTAGCTTCTTTCTCTCCGAATCGTTCAGCCATAGATTCTTTAGTCATATACACCCATCTCCAGACACAGGTAACTTCTTCCCATGTTCTAGCGATTGAATGTCCAAAGTCCTTCCAATGCACATAATCAGAAGGCGCACACTCATATTCTATCTCTTCTGGTACTTCTTCATCATCTGCATCTTCTGTAATCTGTAAACCGTCATCAGGAACAGATTGTTGTTTTATATGTGGTTCATAACGAACCCATGCAGTTCCTCTACCGCCTAAGAATCTGTCTCTAACGACATTAGTCATCATTGAGCGAAAGTCAGGATAATGTTCTATTTCAAAGTCTATTGCTCGTTCTAGTAGCTGAGAAGCGACTCTTCCCACTTGATCGTTGTCTCCAAACCGCCTTCTAACATCTGCTGTCGGCAGTTTAGAGTAGACGGCTGGTGTTAGTGCCTGAATGTTGCTCCAAAGTATATTGAACCGCACAGAGTCATTAGTGCTTGAGATTCTATTATCATCTCTATAACGCTTAACTATTTTGTTTGAGCGAGCTTCCCACTTCTTAAACTCTGTATCATAAGCACCAATGGTATTCAGCCATTTCTCTAGTACATCGTCTTTAGTCTCAGTCATTTTCTTTCCTTTTTCCTAAATTCTTCTGATACAAATTCTGGATCTAACATACCACCAATTCCTACTCCAGCAAGAATGTCGGCTTCATGTCTGCGGAATGGATCGAAAGCTGCAAAGCGGGAACGGAGCATAGCTGGATCAAAAGTTACGCTTTGTGTCTGTTGTCCTGTAACTCCAATTCCATCAACACTATCAAACCCTTTCTTGATAAGCCCTTTTATGCCAAGTCCTCTAGGTATATTTCTGTCATCCGTTACTAATGGGTTTTTAGCCCTTGAGACTATCGGGATTACATTTGCCCCGACATCACCAGACGCAAAAGAGGCAAACATATTAGCTGTTTCAGGATATTTTGCAGTGTAAACACCAGAGCCAAACTCGCCACCTCTTGATGGATTAAATTCTTTTATGTCTGATTTAGTTCCATGATAAGCAGGAGTATCAAACCCCATCGCCTTTGCCCGATCCATTGGCATATTATCAGCAGGTAATCCTAGCCCGCCCTCGCTAATCGGTAGCGCTGCGTTGCGCTGGGCTATTGCGCTCCTGAGTTCTCCGTCTGGTTGGGGAAATTTAGGTGGCACACTCATAGCCTGTCCATCGCCATATCTCACTATCTGATCCTTTACTGGCACATCAAACATGCTAGGAGGATATGAGGCTGCACGTTCTGGTGCAGTCATGTTCATACGGGATTGAGTAAGACGGGCTTCGGCTTCACCTGCTAGGTTTCTGTATTGTGTGTGTGCGCTTGGGTATTTTGACAACTTAAGATTAGCATCTTTGAATCTAGTTAAATATTCAGCAAGATCTACATCAGTTTTAGCAAGTTCCTCTGCAATAGATAAATTTTTAGGTTCGTTTAGCGACAGATACTTGCCTTCACCAACGCCCATCCCTGATTTTTGTAATTTTAGTGAGATTGCCATCTCATTCATATCACGACTGAACAAAACATCTTTTAGTTTAGGTGGGATTCTTTTGTTTTTAAACTGTTCAGGACTCCCACCTTTAGCGAATCCCTCACGATCCTGGATAGCGTGTTGGAGTTCGTGAAGTCCTACGGATTTAATCCCAGTTTCATTAGGAGCGTTTGCGATTAATAATCCATTTCCAGTAAACTTCCCATCCGTGAGTGATGGATCAAAACTACCAGTCTCTTTTTTTGCCTTAAATCCATATTGGCTAAGTTTTGACAACTCAGGATATTCTTTATAAAGACTTGGATGTGCGAGTGCTTGATCTGCCACCCTCTTTTCATTCTTTGCATCTAAATGAGTAAATTGTCCTTTCGCACCACTATCGTCTATCTCAAATCTCGGCTTGCCATCAGGAAAGCCAAACGTCCACCCTGTCTTAGCATGGATAGCCTCATCAGCTACACCGCTTGCTTTCATTTCATTAGCTACTTTTAACGCTTCCATATTAGCTGTTTTGGCTCTCGAACCAGCAAATATACCTAATGAACCAACAGGAGGAGGAGCTACCTTAGATGCAACCATGCCACCGCCCATCATATTAAGTCCAATATTAAGAGCCTCTTCTTGTGGGTTAAAAGTTGGATCGCTACCTCTATAAGCTCGTCCGGGTGCAGTAATCGCATTAATCGCACCAGCAAAAACACCGGGAATAGCTAAACTACGTTTGTTCATAACAGAACCCGGTAACGTGTCTTGAAACGGCAAAAAGGCTGCTCTCCCTTCCATTGGCAAAGCTCTATCTGTCCACGATGGAGAACTTAAAGCATCTGCGTATTGCTTAGGTGTAGGCATTATGCTGAGAATATTCCAACTGCTACTACTGTTGCTCCTGCGCCAGTTGTTATTTTCCATGGGCCAGTAACAGACGCTACACCGATTTCTACTGATTGCACACCGATTACTCCACTTGCGGCTGTCTGTATGACGATTGATGTAGAACCGTCTATTAATGTGACTCCAGCAGTTAAAACAGTAATAGTATTAATGATTAGTCTTTGAACGTAGTCACCAGTTGCACCTGTTCCACCTAGAACCTGTCCTGTCTGACTGACTGCTACTGTTTCGTATTGATACCGATAGGGATTTTCTATGCCGCTCATATTCGACTCCTTTTGAATTTGTTATGATCTGCCCAGACATCTTCTAATGTTGCCGTATTTTGATCTCCAACTATTAATGCCACTTCTCTATCTGGTGCTTTTGCTTTAGGCTCTATCTTCCATGCGACTGCTAACATTCTAAAGGCGTCTGCTGGATGGCTCGTCCAATCATGTCTTGGTGTTTGTCTGTACGATTTCTTATCCTCATCATATTCTCGTTGATATTGTCTTAAAGCCTCAATACCATCGCTGCACTTATCTGCATCAAACCAGCAATTAGGTAGCATCTTTCTAACAGCCTGTATGCCGTCTTGTATTGATAAATCTGGTACTATTTCCATACTATTTATGCCCAAATGTACAGCCATCTGCTCGATTATAGACTTTCCTGCTGCTGCCAAAGTCTTCGCTCTTGCGTCATGTGGTAGATAATGTTTACCATATCTATAAGACTTTTCCAACACTTTTTTACATATATTGTCAATATTCTCACCTGAAACTGCAAAAAAGTCTATTAAATGTATCTCTTTTGCAATTACCTGGTAGAACCAGCAAGCTGTATCGTCTCTATATCCTAAATCCCAAGCAGTATGCACAGGTAGATTATTGTCATACGGAACTGGCCCGATATTAGCTTCCTTCATTTCAGCACCGTAGAACGCTCCTAGAATGGCAGCCTCGAAACTACACTCCATCTCCTGATCGTACTGATCTGGCAGTAATTGAGCCTTAGCTGCTTCCAACTCACCTTTAGGTAGGATATGACTCTCTGAAGCCTTCAACTCCATAAAGAACCATTCTTGAGGTATTCTAAGGGCTGTCTGCTTTATATCCCAAAATCCGTTCTTGCCTTTCGGAGTTCCACCAAAGACGCACCAACCCTGTCTATCAGATAGTGCTGGCCTTATGACGTTACCAAACACGCTGGGTTTAAAATCACCGTACTCATCTAGGAAACAGCCATCGAATCCTAAACCGCGCATAGCATCAGCATTATCTGCACCAAATAGCCTTATCTTCGCACCGTTTACAAAGTCAATCATCAGTTCTGACTCATTGATTGATTTAGCGGCTGTGCCAGAAAAGAATTTAAAATATTCCCAGGCGATTGATTTAGCTTGGCTACGATATGGAGCGATGTATGCGAATTGAGCAAACTTTGACTTAGATGTTAATGCTGCTTTTATCACATCGTTAGTCGCGGCGACTGTCTTTCCTGCTCTTCTGTGGGCTACTAAACAAGCCCAGCGTTTAGTTCTATCGTGAAACTTTAGAAACTGTGGGCGAGGACAATATTGAATAACGTGATCCACTATTTATCTAGCCACCTGAATGTATGCTCTTGAGGCCCACCGTCTTCACCAGTTACTTCATGCTTTTGAGTCTCTCTCCATCTCATCTGAGCCTTAGTCCACCAAATCATAGCCGTTGTGTCATTGTCTTTAATAGCACGATTAAATAGACTCTTTGCTATCTGTGCTGAAGCCCTCGCCTTTCCTATTCCTAGTTCAGTATCGTAGTATTTGCGTAGAGTCTCATCAGAAATTCCTATCAGGCAGCATATCTGATCGTGCGGCAACCCTAGTCCTGATGCAGTCTCAACCTGTTTTCTAAAGTCATCTGTCGGTGTATGTGGTTTCTGTGCCATCGTTAGCCTCTTTTATTAAGCCAATCATTACCAATTTACTTAGGTAGTTTGATATTAGAGTAAGTATATTCATATACCATCTTTCTACCGTATTTCCTAGTAGACTTTACCTTAACTCTTGTGCAATATCTTTGTTTATATAAATAACATAATCCCATCGAGATGCTTGATGGTGGCTCATCTGCCAGCTTTTCTTGTAAGTCCATTATGCGTAGAGTTGGACAAGACTCAAATGTTGCTCTAAGTTTTCGTATTATATTCATTCTGTTATTTTATATTAATTATATTCAAACACAAGTGTTTTTGTTTGTTTGGAGCGTGGTGATCGGAGTTGCGCCGTCCAGTGCTGAAGGGCATCCAGCATCCTGCTCTTTACCACGCATTGTTCTTTTTGGATATGGTTTTGCTAAAAGTGTAATTTGTTTACGAATTTCATAATCTAAAGGCATTAAATATCTATGCTTTCCTAATGTTTTTATTATTTTGCAATCACTAGGTTTTACGGTTTTTCTTTGTTGCCCTTGTTGTATGTTCCAACCTTTTTCAGAAACTTGCCTACTATGTAATCTCTTTGAATTGTGCCAATATTCAACTCCAGGAGCAGTATCGCCAGAATAAATCCAGTTTCCTGCTTGATATATTCCTCCGTGATGCCCGTATTGAGGATCAGCAAACGAAACAATAATTCTTAAATTAGGGCTGTTTTTTTTAAGAAAGAGTATTGATAATCTAACAATTCTGCTAACTTCAGAGTAATGTTTTGTTAATGAGATTCTAGTTAATTCACATCCTTCATCTTGCCCTAATCCATAAGGTGACATTAAATTAGATGATGCTCCACGACTAAATATCACTACACCTATAAATTTTCCATTCTCCCAAGCACCAATTTTTACTAAAGGGGGAACTGGTAGTGACTTGCTATAATGCCAATTTATACAAGCATATTTAGCTGCACAATGAGACGCCCAATCAATTTTTAAATCAGGCTTCACGAAGATCAAACTGTTTTCCACAGTTGGGGCAAGCAATCCACTTTGGATCAAGTTTGTCAAGTTTACCTTGTTCTTCTTCGGTAGCTGCTTCAAAATTTAACTGTTTTAATAAACCAATCTCATCTAACGTAAAGCCTGTTAAGTCTGTATCTATATCTAATTCTTTTAGATCAGCTAACTCTAATCTAAGAATATCATTATCCCAACCTGCGTTTAATGCCAGTTTATTGTCTGCGAGTATGTATGCTTTTCTTTGTGCTGGCGATAAGTGGTTTAACTTAATACATGGCACAGTATTTAAATTAAGTTTTCTCGCAGCTAATACCCTTCCATGCCCAGCTATAATGCCTGACTCCTCGTCTATTAGAACTGGGTTATTAAATCCAAACTCTTTAATGCTTCCAGCAATTTGAGCCACTTGAGCATCGCTATGAGTACGAGCATTGTTAACGTAGGGAATTAATGATTCTATTTTTATTTGAACAATATTCATTCCATAATTCTATATTAATTATAAGTGTGAAACAACTGTTTTCTGCGTTATACAGCTATAAAAAGCTGTTGTATCTTAGATAACGCAATCTCATTTTGTTGCGTAACTAACTCATCATCATACATACTTTGACAATATTCTAAATCACTAGCGATATCAAGCCTTTTTTGCGCCATTTCTATCGCCCATTTACTAATGTCAGTATTGTCTATTTTGGGTAGATTGTAAGAATATTTCCTATCGTGCATATCTAATTCTTTTTGAGCTTCCCGTACCCAACTAAGACTAGGATTCGCAGTTTGCAGCTCCCTTCTATATAAAGTGCCATCTGAAGAAAATATAATCCAGATGTTAGAGTGAATACCTTTATATCTCACAATACCCCAAATAGGTTCGCCCTCTTTCTCATATCCTTCTGGCAGTTGTTTAAAGACAGCTTGAGTCATCTGCTTTCCGTTAACGTGCAATGCCATAATGGTTACTGCTAACGTATCTAGGCTTGCGTTTTTAGTTTCGACTGCTATCATATTCGTCTCCTATTAAATATCGCCCATTCTAGCGATTAATCTATCTAACCTATGTCCTACTATCAATTAATCATTTCAATCTAAATTTGATACCTTTAAACCCCTTTACTATTGATAATTAAAGAATATCTTTCATGCCCAAACATTCCTTCTGATTTTAATATGCCTAATTTCTCCAACTTCACTACATCTTTAATAATTCTATCCGCCCTAATAATCTTATAAATTGGAAATGCGTTATTTATAACATCATAAACTGAGCCATTTCCAACGCTTTTTAGGTATTTAATAATATAAAATTCTGACTTTAGTTGCACCTGTTTCTTTCTAGTTTCGTTTCGTGGCTTTCGTGGATTCTTTACTGGTGACAACACTCTCCAGTTTGCATACGAAATATGAATTAATAATTGATCTCGTAGAAATTTAATAGAATCGTTCATTTAATTCTCCACTCTCTTTCAATCCGATTAGAGTTTGACGTCACAACGTAGCCAGTTAATTTAATTCTTCCTCTTGATTCCAACTCGCTCAATCGTCTAGCCACTTGAGATTTATGCAGTCCGCAAAGAGAAGCGATGCCTGAACAACCATTACTTCCAAATTTTAATGCTTGAACAATTAATTCGTAATGATGTGCAGATAACCTGTCGGCTTGATCTGCTGCTGCCAAACTTGTTATTGGATCTTTATTCCTTGCTCGTGGAAATCTTAATATAGTCATTTTAAACTCCCTTTAGTTTTGAAATCGTTGTTCGTATGTTTTTAGATACAAAATTCTTTCTCTTTTCTACTGTGTCCAAGCCGTTATCAGTGTTCCACTTCAATGCAATACTGTGATAATGGTTATCATAATGCTCCCTACAATAATTGTTATTAAATACTCTAAACATGGCACGCGAATAACATTGTCCACTAGTGCAATTAAAAACATCTCTGTCTGTAGACTCAACTAACGAGTTTTTGCTGACGCTGTTTGTTTTGTATGTGTTCATTTAAATTTGTCCTTAATTGTCTAAGATCAGAAATAATCTCTACCCCTTCTTGCTTACATCTTGCATGTGTTAATTCTTCGCTTTCAAACCAATTCATAATCTTTTTAATTGGCTCGTTTTCTAATTTCAATTCATTCTTTTTATTAGTTTTGAATAACCCAGCCCAGCCAGATTCTATTGACTGCTCAATTACGTCTTTAGGATTAAAGCCCTCTGATTTCAATTTAATTAACTTCTGGATCGATAATTCTTGTGCTTTTTCTGAAAACGGTTTTCTTAAAGATTTTCTATGTTCTAAAAAATCATTCCAAGAATCGATAGAAATTCCATGTTCTGATAAAACATGGTTAGTAGTTAATAGTTCTTGGTTCTTGGTTAGTGGTTTATGGTTAGGTGGCGATTCGTTAACGGTTCGTACACGCTTCGTGCTTTTCTTCTTACGGTTTATTTCTCGCTCAACCGCTATCCGCTTATTTGTAATAGCTTTTTCATGGTACTCAGCAATTTCTTCCTGAATACGAGTTTGTACATAGAAACCGTCTTCAAGTACAAAGAATTTACGCAAAATAAACTTAACAGCATTAACCTCTTCAGGTGATTCTGCCCAAGTCCATTCAATAGCTTGTTCAAGCGTGGGGAAACGTTCACGATCGTAGCACGCATCTGTCAAAACCGTGTACGAACCGTGTTGAAGTAATGAAAGCCTTCCAGCTTTTTTTGCGTAATCGCCAAGATTGCGTTTGTAGTAGTGCATATCAATTCCCTATGTGGTGAAGGCTGGGAGTAACCCAACAGGTAAACAAACCATAGGAACGGAAAGGCTGTAAACCCTTTCTTCACCACATAGAAAACTGATTGATTTCATTTCTGGCCATTCCTTAAGACTGTTCGGATTACGATCCCGAACTGTTAATATAAACTTCATTTTTTACATTGTCAAATTACATATTTCACTAAAAAAATACACACAAATAACGCAAGAGACAATATTACGATAGACACTATTCGGGCTAGTCTTTCATTTTGTTTTCTCCATGCCGAACCATCGTGATAACCGCCATGAATCTGATTCTCAGCATTTAAGTAATACATTCCACCTTTTTGAAGATGACGCTGGTAATTCTGCTCGTTTTTTGCGTCTTTATAAGTATTATTTGTGCGTATCATTTTATTATCCTTTTCTAAATTCCAATCTGTCTAAAAGTTCTTCCTCGCTTATGCCGTGGAACTCTGTAAACCCTCTTGAGCCTAAATTATGCACACCAGTAGCACCACGATGATGTTCCATGCAAAGTGGCAATACTGGTGATGTATCCCTACGTCCTCCATTTCTAACATGGTGAATTTCTGCTGGTGTGTCGGGATGCCCATTTCTTAGGCATAGACAACAACCCAGTTCAGCAATCATCGTCAAAAACTTTTTACTATGCGCCATTAACTCATCCCTTTAATTTCAAATAAAACGCCTTGTTTTTGAGATTGCTCTACTCTTTTAATGCCTGATAAAAAATAATCTTCATCTAATTCGCATCCAGTTATTTCATATCCCATATTGAGACAGGCGATTACGCTAGACATTGAGCCTAGATGAGTGTCTAGTATCTTGTCGCCTTGCTTGGCGTAGTTGGCAAGAAGCCATTCGTAGAGCTTTACGGGCTTTTGGGTGGGGTGTATCCGCGCCTCTTTATTCTTCATGTCGCCCTGTAACATTCCCTGCCATTGAAAACGAAATTGACGCACAGCAGTTTGGAACGATGTGTAAGCCAACTCACAATCTGCAAAATCAGTTGCCCCGTTTATTTTGTCCCATACAATCCAGCATGGGCTTGGCTTTCCTATGCGCTCTATAAAATGATTCGCACCCCACACAATCTGATTTTTGCTCACGCGCTGCAACTCGTTAAAATACTCAATAGGCGGCGCATTCGCATCCCCACCAGCAAAAGACTTGTAATTCTTTGATGTTGCTAACTTACCTCGGCTTGAGTTCGTATCCCCATTCTCGCCAATTCCATACGGAACATCAACAATCGCCAGCTCAAAAGCCTTGTCCGGCAAAGTTGCCATGTATTCCATGCAGTCCATTCTATACAATCTAGAGTTTCCTATTCTTGTACACAACTTACAATCTATCATTAACCCACCCCTTTTATCTCTGCTCGTGTTGACGCTTCTAAACTGCGCCACACTTCAATCTTGGATTGTGCCGCAATTAATTTCCAGCGCATACATTCCGCTTGTTCAATAGCTACCCTCAAAGCGATAAGATTATTAACGTAATCCTCGTGAGCGTAAGCATAAGACTCTTTTGCGCTTTCGGTTTTAGCATCGGATTGTTGCATCAAAATAGATTTAATCGTCTTGCGATATTCTGTAAGATAAACTACTGACGCTTTAGCTACTGCAAAAGCCTCAGCGTTATCACGGATAAAATCAAGGGCTTTGTAGGGACTAATATCGTTCATAAAGCCTCCACAGTTACCTTATACATTCTATCCTTGTCGCTTAACGCAACAATATACTTGATGCTTCCGTGCGTATCTTCTTCAGATACCCCGCCAACGCTAATGACATATAATGGACGCTCATCGTGGAATTTTATCTGAATATAGTTAGCGATATTTTTTGAGTTGTTCATAGTGCCACCTCTTTTTCTATTGTCTGACGAGGATCATTATAATCATCATCGTCAATGTCAATCTGGATTATTCCGTCAAAATATTTTGCTTGCAATTCCTGTAACTCTTGATCGTAGTCTTCGTCCAAATAACTTGCGTAGTCCTCAAATTCGCTCATCAAACACCTCCGCAATTATTGATTAATTGCAAAACAATTATTGTCAATGTAGCTAGTGCCACGATTAACATTGGTACTAACTCAAATCCTCTTTTAGCGGGCTGGTTTAGATGATTGTAACCTTGATCGTATTTACTCATTTTATTCTCCTATTCGCCATCAAAATGATGTCTATGAATGAATATTAATTTAGATGTATTATAGTTGTCAACACTTATTTATAATATATATCGTAGATCCAATAAACATAAGGGTTTTAGAGAAGGGTAAAAAGTTGGAATTTTGAATAAAAAAAGAGGAATACACATTTCTGCATACCCCTCTACGAACAACTTTGGCAACTACTTTATTCGCCTGTTAATTATACCCTAAAATGCAATATCGTCATCTAAAAAATTATCATTTTTAGTAGTTGGTTTACTTTCTGACTTGCTTAGAAATTGAATGGTATCGGCTGATATTTTAGTCGAATATTTAACCACTCCGTCTTTCTCATATTTATCAGTTTTTAGTTTACCAGAGACGTACACCTGGCTACCCTTTTTCAAATACTGCCCGCATATCTCAGCAAGTTTTCCAAATGCGGAAACATTAACCCATTCCACCCCTTCTTTAGCTTTAGTTTTCCAGCCACAGCCAATAGAAAAGCTACAAATTGGATCTCCTCCAGCCGTGAATCTAGTTTCTGGATCTTTGCCTAGTCTGCCGATAAAATTACATTGATTTAAGTCATTGCTCATGATTTCTCCAGTTTTGTTAAATGTTTTGTCGCATACCCCCAAGTTTTTCCTAGTTTGATATTACTCACGTTTGATTGAGATATTTTAAACTCGGCAGAAATTACTGATTGAGTGCGAGCATCAAGATATATTTTCTGTACCTGCTCTACTGTAAATTTTGCATACCCCAATTCAATCGCAGTTTCATGGTTTCCAAAATTATAAATTGGCGATAATGACATATGGCTTGCCTCGTTTATCATAAAATCGCTTCTTTTTTTAATCATACATTTTCTTGAGCAAGTTACCTTTCTAAACCAATTGGTTGGGCTAACAGTAAAATGCTCATAACATATTTCACACGATTTTATTATTTTAATTTTTCTCCATTCGATGTGACAACCACATGAGCAGAAATGATTCTTTTTTCCTCCTTTATTAAACCAACATGAGTAAGTTTCATATGAATCGCCACAATTATCGCAAACCAAGCTCATCATCGCGGCACTTCTAGCAATTTTAGTTTTGTTGCTTCCTTGCCTAATCATTCCTCCTGCTGGAGGTATAATGTGTCGGTAGCTGGACTTGGATTCTCTTAATTTCATACTATTTTTCCAATTTGTTAATTGTTTCCTCAACTTCCGCTAAGAATTTCACTACATCAATTTCCATTTCTTTAATAAATTTATCATCCCTTTTAACTCTGGTTATGAAAATCTGACGATGCTCATGGATTACCCTTGAATCGTAGGATACAAAATCACACCATTCCGCACCAGTTACCCACATTTGAGTCTGCATCTGAACAATGTATTTTGCAGGGATTTTAGGACTCTCACTTAAAAAGAATTCCAGATGGTTTTCTGTCTTAAGGCACTTTATTTCAATCAACCCCTTAATCGAACCATCAGCATCCATTAAAAGCCCATCAGGTGACGCACCAAGCCATTTAATTGTTGGGTGAGTGTAGAACTCTGCCTCGTCTACAATACAGTCTGTATCGCACTCGTAGCGCATAAGCGCAAATTTTTCTTGTTGCACCCCCCACTCCATGTACCCGTTTGAAAAACTCTTTTCGCTTTGCCCAGTTAAGCGTTCCGAAATTAGCTGCATCTTATATTTGTCTCTAGTAACTCCAGTTCCTTTTGAAAGTGCCTCGCTCATTCGGCTAGCTGTAACGTGTCCTAATCTCTGTTTGAACCACTCCTCGGATCTTTGCTCTATCATTTAACCTCCAATGCTTTCTTGCGTGAATCTTTAGCGTCAAGAAGCAATTTTAGGGCTGTTTCATTTCCGTTACAGAATTTAACTCCCTTAATGTAGATATTTTTCATGCTATCTATGTCGGTTGATTCTTTGATAGCTACTATAATGTCGGTGACATCAACATCTGTTTTCTTCGTTGCCTCGTTACCATCATCATCGGCTTGATAAATTCCGCACATGGCTGATAGGCTATACCTTCGCAGATAACTTAATGCTGAACCAAAAGCCTGTGGATCTCGTTTAACTAATGGGCAAACTGATGTATCCTCAATCCATTCGCCAGATTCATGAAGTAAACGAGTTGTGAGTTTAAGAACATCGCCTTCACTTTCTGTCGGTGACTGAATAAACGCTATGCCATTCTCGTTTAATGATTCTTTAACTGCGCTTATGACAGCTTGAAGATCAGCATATTTGCTTTTAAAGAAAGGGTTATCGCTGGTTTTTTTTGCTGAGAGAAAATCTTTCTGGGCTGAAACTAATGCGGAAGCAATCTTTGTAATGCTTTCTGAAGTTTTCATGATATATTCCTTTATATGTCAAAATGACACATCTATTATATATCATATAGTATAATTAATATATGTTTATTTTTCCCACCCATTAATTAGATTTAATAACTGTTTCGCAAGTAATTTATAACTTTTCCCGTCTATTACAAGTAACTTTACTTTTGGATGATATTTAGCCATTCTTTTAATTTTTGTTTTACTTCTATCGTCCATCCAGCCCTTAACCTCATGATAAGATTCAGATTCGTTTAACTCTTGTACCCAAAAATCAGGCAAATAACTCATACATCCACGCTTTATACCTTCAAACCAAAAAGTTTTAGGCTCGTGTTTCCAATCAGTTATTTGTTTATTAACTTTTAACCATTCTAAATACCTAGCATAATTAGCTTCCCACCGAGATCGGTAATATTTTCTTTCACTTCCTATATCTCTCCATCCAGCTTTCCAAGAAGCATTTGCTCTATTCATAGTTTGTTTTCTCCCATTTGCACTTGCTCTTAATGAGTAACCGTCCTTTTTTTCTTCGGACATATTCAACCACATATTTTTAGAACTTTCTGACATAATTTCTTTTGTTTCTTTTGAATGATGTTTTCCTAACATCCCCCTTGGATGCCCATAGGCTGCTATTCTTTTTTTTAACCTATCGCTAAGTATTTTTTTCAACTCATTAGTCATTTTAGGAAATGTATGCCCAAATTCTTCAACCCTTTTTTTCATTATTTCAGAGTGAATTGGCTTTTTTTTTCCAATTTTACTTAATCTTGCTTTTTCTTGCCATGTTTTAAAAAACTCAGAGCTTTTGTCTTGTTTTAAATTTAATCTCCATGCCATGGTTCTTATTTGTCCATTTGTTTTCTGAAACCTTTTCATGCACCATTTAAGTCCCATAATTGGGTAATTATTAATAAATAATTGTTTTTCTGTGTCTGTCCATTTCATATATGTTATTATATAACAGATAGTTTTAAACTAGTTATCAATATCTTGTTTATTATAGACTCTATATGCCAGGCTGGCTTATTTGATGATGATTCACAGATAGATAAACTGTTGGTAGAGCGCGGATCAATCGTTAAGGGCGGTTTATGCAAAGTGACTATTTCAATTTATGAGTAACTTTCAATTAGATTTAGAAAGAGGTGTAGCGGTAGAAAATAAAGTTATTGGTATGATAAGAGAAAAATATCCATGTGCTTGTAGGATATTAGGCGATTTTAAAGATTATGATATATGGATACCTGAAATATCAGCAGGAGTGGAAGTAAAATATGATCCAAAAAGCAATGAAACTAATAACTTTGTAATTGAAATAGAATCAAGAGACAGCCTATCTGGGCTAATGACTACAAAAGCTAAATTCTGGGTACTTTATGACGATAAAACTTTTTGTGTAATTAAGCCATCAGAAATAATTAAATGTATTATTTTAAATAAACTGACTTATTCAGAATTTTTTTGTAGTGGAGATAATTTTAAAAAGAAGGCTTTTCTTATCAAGAAAGAGATGCTTTCTAAATACGCTTCAAAGATTATTTAATCATTGACTGTTCTCTAACCCAATCCTGCAAACTAATCAATGTAGCGGAATTTTCGTGGCAGTTACCGTAATTTCCTGCAATGGTGTTGGCAAGATCCTCAACGGTAACGGCTTTTCCATCAGGATTTGAGGTACGGCTGGGAATCTCATTGTTTGCGGAGCTGTCGTGGAACAGCCGAAAATTAGGAGACAGCATAATATTAGCATCGTCTTTAACATAAACTTTTACCTCCTTAATTACGTTCTGTTTCAGTATTTTAACCCTGTCAACGTACTTTGTAATAATCTTATCTGACGCTTCAGCTTGCTTTACACCTGTTTCAATACTATGCCTCTGTGCCTCAATTACAGCCTCATGGCAAGACGATACACCTATTTTGTTACCCAAGTACATACCGAAGCCAAATACAGCCGTAAACGCAATCGTAGCGGTGGCAATCTTGGTTGCAAGTGGGATTGATGCTATAAAGGGTATCATGGGTAAAAACTACGCTTACCTGATGGGGGTTTACGGGTGCTCAAATGCGTCCAACGCGGGGTGTGACTAGGATGCTCTCTAAATAAATAATGACGGGCTAAAATAGTGTCTGTTATCCACTCATCCAACTGCCCTTCGGTTGGATCGTAGATGTCTATCCCTTTGGCTTCTTTATGAGACGATAACTTGCTGCCTGTTACGCTGTCCTGTAACCTAAAACCGCCATCTCCGTTCAACTGTCCAGATATACAGTTACCTGTCTTAGGATTAATTGGCATTTGTCTTTGAGTGTCTTTCATGTACTCGTTGAGCAAGCCATTAACATAGACTAAGAGAATCTGGGCTGAGTCTTTCTGCTCTACGGAAGCGGATTTTATTTTGTCGTTAAAATATTCGTCTAGCAAAATCATTTTTTAAGTCCCACAGCGACTCCAACTCCTGCTAATAAACCACCAACACCGATGCCGAAACTTTGAGCGTCCCATGCCTGTCCTTGAATAACAGCGTAAATACTTAAACCAATAGCAACAGCCACAGAAAGCAGTCCAAGATAGCGATACAAGTCATGCGTTTCGTTGTCTGACTCCGTGAGTAATTGTTTGACGATTTTCAAGGAAAGTTACCGCCTACTGGGAAAGTAGCGCCAACAGGTGCAGCTGTTCCAACTAAAGTGCCGACAGGGATAGCCGTTCCTGTCCAAGGAGACTCATTTAATGGCCCATAACAGTCAGCCAACTGAACTCCGTTTGTTTTGCTTTTTTGTTTCTCACAAATCATGCTCCACATATTACTCATACCAGAATCAGCAGTAGTAGTAAATGTACGGATAACTGCTGGAGTTACTGCCCAAGTAGGTGCTTGAGGATAGCTTGTAAGCGGTGCAAACAAGCTCCAAACCTTACCTTCTGGTGCTTTGCATGAACCGTTCATTAAAGACAGATTTGCAATACTCAGTCCTTTAAGTACAGGACAAACTGCCACACCAGCATCAAACTCAAGTCCGTTAATGGTTACTTTTTTGCCGGGTATCGCTTTAGTCGGAGACGCAGCACATAAAGCATATTCACCCTTGCAAATTGACAGCCCGATTGAGTTATCTGCGTATGCGTTACCTGATAATAATAATGCTATGAGAATTTTTTTCATTTTATTTTATCCTGTTTTCTGTCGATTAAATCGTAAATTCTAGCTAAAGCTAAATCAATCTTATCGAACCGAGCCTCTATGTCTACTTTACGAACATAGTGAGTCGGTAGATCAATCTCGATAGCTTTAATATCTCCTTTTAATCTCTCGGTAGCTTCCCATAATTGACGTGCAAACCAACCAGCACAAGCCATTCCAGCAGAGAAAGCCAAATTAAACAATTCTTGGCTATCCATAAAACCATACCGTTCCAGCAACAATTATGGCTACAATTACAGCTAAAATAATTGGAGTAGCGTAACTAATTTTAATTTTATCAAGAACTTTGTCAGCCACTACATCAACTTCTTTATAAACTTTCTTAACTTTTTTAGTAGTAATCATACTATCTCCTTTAAATTAACAATTTAAAAATAATAAAAATCGCTTATTAAATTGCCACTTTTAGTGTTTTAAGTTCGTCTAATGTAGTTACGGTAATTTTAGTTATATCTCGTAATCTCTGTTTTTCAGCTATTATCTTTGTAGTGTCTGCATTACTTTCTAATGCTCTCTGGAATAAAACGTCTTGCGCTTCTATTAGTGGCTTTCGTTCTGCGCGTAGTTTATCTTTAGTGAGTTCAGTAGCTTTAATAAAATTAACTGTTATCTTGCCGTCTGCTAATTCCCAAGCATTAAAAAATTCATTGTGTTCTTCTGGTAACTCTGAGTCATCTATAATAATTGCATGATTAGGACAGTCTTTGGCAAGTACATCTTCTATACTGATTTCACCAGTCGGGACTGTTACGGTGACATTACCATTTTCGTTTGTATGTATGATTACTTTAGTCATATCTTATCCCTATCTAAAAATAGCTACATGGTTTCCAAATGTGTCTGTACCATTATTTGCATTGCCATATACACTGTTAACTCGAACAGATCCAACTAAAACTGTAGCCCCGTTATAAATAGCCAACGATTGATTGTCATTTGCTTGATGCCCACCAGTGGCGAATACCTGTACGGCTGTAGTGACTGCGTAATTAGCGTCAGGCATTGCAGTCGTAAAATTAATCGTGTAATCGCCAGTAGCGTTATAAGTTACAGAACTAACATTTCCAGAGCCATTAATGCCTCTTGTGGCTGTGCCTTTATAGTTTACCCATGCTCTACACATATAGAGGGGTGCAGTACCAGATACAGTAGCAAGGGTAGCAGAATCAAATACTGGAGTAGTAATGGTAGGTGAAGTGCCTAATACATTAGCACCGCTACCAGTACTCGTAACCACTCCTGTTCCACCGTTGGCTACCGCAAGTGTACCACCTAAGGTTATTGCGCCAGTTGTTGCTGTGTTTGGAGTAAGCCCTGTTGTGCTTCCATTAAATGAAGTGACTCCCGCTGGTGCTGAACTTGTCCAAGTCGTTCCATTACTGGTTAATAGATTTCCTGACGTACTTGGTGCGACTGAACTAACTACACCAGAAGTGGCTATTAACGCTCCAGTTAATGTTGTTGCTAGAGTAGTAGCACCAGTAACTCCCAATGTGCTTGAAAGTGTTGTAGCACCAGTTACAGCAAGCGTTCCAGACAGTTTTAGATTAGTGAAAGAATTACCATTAACTAGTTGAAAGCGAGTTCCGTCATACATTACCTCTACCATCTGAGTAGCAATTAAGTCTCCAGCGACTAATGCGACAGCACCTGTTCTAGTAACTGCTTTAGCTCCAAGCGCATCAATATTTAGCGTTACTGCACCAGTATTAGTAGTGCCGACAACAAAGGAGAATTGTGCGCCAGCAAGATATGAAGTTAATGTAGGGCTGACTGTACCAGTTATGGTGTCAGTACCAGCGATAGTAATTAAAGTCGTGTAGCCAGCAGATTGAAGCTGAGAGTAATTAATAGCATCGGTAGAAGCTGAACCGTTAGCAAGATTAGTTATTTTATAGCTACCGAGTGTCAGATTAGCGGTAGGAGTCGTTTGTCCGTCTTTAGTAAGCGCAGTAGTTAATCCAGTAGCTAAGTCACCTGTAAGCGCATTAAAGGCTGTGGAAGTGATTGCTGTGCCAGTTACTACTGGTTGTCCAGCAGAGTTGATTACGAATGTTCCTGAGCCGTTGTAAGACATTTATTCATCTCCTAGAAATTGTCCAGCTCCAATACCAGTTGCGTTAGCTCTACGCATACGCTCTGCATTTAATTTATCTATCATTGGTTTTAAGTTTCTTAATTCTTGCTGTCCAGCCTCACCTCTTAACATCAGCAATTCTGCTAATTTATTCCTAGTTTCCTCTGGAGTTTTCACTCTATTCCAAGCTCCAGCTATACCTCTTGCGCTACCAGCAGCTGCGGATATAGGATTACCAGAACCAATGCTAGTGGCTACTTGAGCAGCGTTTGATAAAGGTTCAACGTCTAAATCTCCAATATTCATAAGCCTCGATGCTGTTTGACTACCTCTACCAACAGATTCAAGCTCTTTTAACCTTGCTTCTTTACCTACATCAGCAGCAAATTTTCTGTAATCATTTCCAAATATTTCTTTTAATTTTCCACTAGTTGTAGGCTCTTTCCACATTTTTAATAATGATGTTTGCCCGCCTTCAGTTCCAACTTTATCTTTAAGAGACTGCAATGCTCCGATTTTAAACGCTTCCACTTCACTTTGAGTCATTCCATTCATCATTTCAGAAACTCCAATTGCATCTGTTTTCATTGCTCCCCTTCCAGATTCTACTGCGTCCTGTAATTGTGCTGGCCCTGAAAAAGCATCCCTAGCTTGTTTATAAACAGAACCTGCTTTATTTTGTGGTGACAGACTGTCCATTTTATTAGTAAGAGATATTCTTAACTTGTTATAAGCATTACTTTCTTCCTTTAATCCAGCCCGTTTAGAACTTTGTCCTAAATCATATAGACTCTGTTTTATTTTATCTAAAGATTTAAAAGGAATACTGTCCCCAACTTTTAAAGCAGATATATTAATAGGAACTTCTTGTCTGAGTTTGGAAAGTAATTCTGCTTTACCATGTGCGCTATCAGCAGCTCTCAGCAAGCTATTTAATTCTGGATCTATATTAAAGTTAAATCCTTCCATTTGTTTATATAATGGCCCTGCTTCTTTTTCTTTTTGACTAATTAAACTATTGATAGTATTTTTATATTCAGCACCTTTAGTTCCTAAAGATTCATCAGCAGCAGTAGCTAATCTAGCTGCTCTACCAGATTGGCGCATCTTTATTAATCCCTCTACAAGTTGCTTTGTTCTACCAGGCAATGTAGCCATAGTATCTAATAATTGTCTTGAACTAGGCCCACCAGCGTCAGCTATTGTAGATTCTGAACCTAGCCTTTCCATTCTTCGAGCTGCCATATCAGGAGCATTTGTCAAAGCATTTGGAGTTTGCGCTAATTTGCCTCTAGCGTCTCTACCAAGAGCCTCTGCAAGTTTCTCACGAGCTACTTGAGCAGCATTACCTGAAGAAAATCTTTGAGCTACATTGCTTCCCACCGCACCAATTCCTGAACCAATACCGCTTAATACTCCACCACTAGCAGCATTTAAAGCACCGCCAGATAATGCGTCAAGTCCTAAACCTTCTAAATCTTGAGCAGTCGATCCTCCAACACCTTGAACTGCGCCATACCCTGATCCTATTTTAGCTGCTTGCATAGCTTTAGCTGCTGTTGTAGCTGCGCCAATTTGCCCACCAGGAATAAACGCTAATGGCAACGATGTAACAACTTTAGCTACTTGTGAACCTATTGGGTAATCTTCTTCATGCTGTTTAACAGCACCCCGAACATAATCACGTCCAGACTCATAACCCGGAGTGTATCCCTTTCCTTGTAGGGCAGATAACGCACCAGATCCAACCCCAGCTGCTTCGTCTACAAAATCAAATGCTGGCCCTTGTAATGCGCTTAACGCTCCTCCAGTAATACCGCCAGCTTTTCTGCCGCTAGTCATAAAGTTAGATTCGGATGGAACTTTCTCAATCGCTTGATCTGCACGAATATAGTCAGCTAATTTTTGTGCTGAATCAGTATCTCCTGCTGCATGAGCAGCAAGTAAAGCAGCTTTTGCTTTTTCTATGTCTGCCATTATTTATCCTTTGGAGCGTACATATCCAAAATAGAATCTATATTTGTATCTTTATTATATGGATTGTTTGATCTACCAACTAACTCTCTATGTAACCTTTCTAAAATTGGTTGATTTGCTTCATAAGAAATATTTGTACCACCTAATGTTTTCATGTAACGAGCAACTTCAGCAGGTGTATCCATTTGTTTTGAAGTCATCCCTGAAGCTTTCATTGCTGGCATAACCAATGACTGCAAATCAGAATCCAATGACTCTCTTAATAGTGATTCTTTTTTACCTTGCGCTGCGTACGGAAGAGCGTTTGCTGTTCCTGCTTTAAGATTAGAAAGTCTATTTCCTGTTTGCGTTCTCATACCACCAATATCTTTTAATTTTTTATAATTTTCATCTAGTCTTTTTAATGTGGTTTCTACGTTATCTTTTGCTTTTTCTTGTGCAATAATTTCAATATTCTCTTTCCTTGTTGGCATATAACGTTTATCTATTTCCCTTTCTTTTTGCCAAAATGTTCTGTCTGCATTAGATTGACTTTGCCCAAATGTTCTGTCTGTATTTTTTTGAGTTTGATCTCTACCAGAAAGCATATCTTGTCTGGTTCTTTCGTCTATAAATCGTGTGTAATCTCTATTACTTGCTGCAAGATCAGCAGATGTCTTTGCTCTAATGTCCTCATTACCTTGATCTACAAAAGCTTTAGCTTGATTTGCAATTAATGGGTTATTACTTCCCTGTTGAGATAATGCAAATGCTAACTTTTCTTGAGGTGTTTTAGGTGTAGAAGTGTATTCACCAGTTCCAACATCTGGCCTTATTTGATCTAATGGAATACCGCTTTCGATAGAGGATCTAGCATCTGGCATTTGATTTTCTGTTCGATTGGGTGCAGTAAAATCATTTACAAAATCTTGTCTACCTTGTTCAAGTCTTGAATTTTCGTTTAATACTTTCTGTTCAGCAGCAACTTTCTCAGCCTGATATTTTTCCTCTTGTTGATCGTCATATTTTTTAGCAGTATACATATCTAATGCTTTGCTAATGCCTGTTAATGGCGATATAGGAGCTTGGAAACCTTGATAGGTATGTACGGGTGTAGGAGCGTTCATTCTCTCTTGTAGAGCCTGTGCGAGCTGATTCCTACGATACATATTCGCAACATCTTGCGAGTTAAAATTCACCATCTGGTTATTAGCCATTATCCACCCCTAGCTGAATTAGTGCTTCCAAAATAATTGGTAGCGTTTGTAGGGCTTACAGGGCTTAACATACCCGGATTCTGTGGAGTTTGTCCAGTAGGCTTACCATAAATAGCTTCCATGTTATTTTGATACGCTGACTGCGGTTGCCCATAAATAGCTTCCATTTGTGCTGGATCTTGAGGAGTTTGCTCAAATTGTTTAGGTTGTTCAGATTGGCTAGGTTGTTGTGGTTGTTGTGGTTGCTGAGAACCGGGCTTGTAGAATTTAAGGAAATTATCCGAAAAAGCATTGTAGTCTACTGGTGTAATCCCTAGAGGCCCACCTGGTTTAGGAGCAGCTCTTGTTTGACTATCGCCTAATGCTTTAGCTAACATCATGCGTCTATTTTGTAAATCAACATCATCTTGAATTGGGTTAACAATCTGATTCATAATGCCTCCAAGTATCTGCAATCGCTATTTTTAATAAATCTAAATTAACTTTGTACTTTCCATACAACTCTGGGTGAGCTTCTTTAGCCCATGCTGTTCTATCTTTTGACTGTTCTAAATAAGCAGTACAATCATAACAATCAAGAGATGTTTGATTAAACTTATAATGCTCTGGTATTTCTGCTCTATTAGCAGATATAAATTTCATAACTTGTTCTTTAGTCCAATCTTGTAATGGGCGAATTAATTTAATTCCAGCTACAACATCACCATCTTTAGAAAGTGCTTTCAAAGAGTCATCGTTTCGCTGTCCTTGTATCAACTCAGTAATTCCTCTTTTGTTTGCTGCTTCAAATATTGGAAACGAAATATTCTTAAAACAGCAGTTTAAATAACTTTGAACTTTTATCTGCTTTATTCCTGAAATCTCCATACCAGCAGTCGTTCTATCAATCGGTACTAAGTCTGACGGATACCCTTCCTCGTCAATCTGTTTCTGTTGATCTGTCAATACTTCTATAAATTCTACACATTCGTTTCTAATCTCATCAACTATCTTTAATGTCTCAGGGTAATTCTTGCCTGTATTAGCCCAAAACACAATAGGTTTCTTCGCTTTATACAGATACCAGCAAGCAAGTGAATCTTTACCACCTGAAAAAGCTAGTCCTAGCATTACATCATTAATCCAGCACCACCTAAACTACCTGCCAATCCCATCATGCCACTCATGCCAGCATTTTTAGCATTTTGTTGAATACCGTATTGTTGCATGGCTGCATTATAAGCATCGCTAGTCGCTTGATAGGTTTGAGGAGCAGCAATATTAGCACCTGTGTACCCTTGAAACTGTGGCATCTGTATTTGAGAGCCTGACATCAATCCTGATATTTCATTTAATGGCTGGTTGCGTAAAGCTAATTGTTGTGCCAGACTCTGTTGTTGTGCTTCATTACCGAACTGAGTACGCATTTGTTGCTCGCCTAAACCTTGTTGTCTAAGCGCAGCGTCTAAATTAATACCCTGCAAGGCTGCTTGAGATTCTAAGTCGTTACGATTCTGTCCTTGAATTCTCATTTCATTTTCATACGCTTCGCCACCCGGCACTAATCCTTGATTAGCCATTCTCTGTCTGGTAGCGTTTTCATTCTGAGTTAACTGCGGTTGAAGCCTTCTCATAATAGCTTCTTGAGCGTTTATGCCTTGATTAGTAGGCATTTGCGTCAGTTGAGAAGTGTCTAATTCTGTCTTTAATCCTGATAAATTAGGGTTAAATGGATTCGCTAACGCATTTTGTGCTGTGCCAATCCCTTGTTGCCCAAGATTAGCTAGTCCTTTTTCTACTGCTTGTTGAGACTCTAATGTAGCTTGAGCGTCAGGAGTAAGAGTCTGTGTAATCGTTGGTATGTCAAAATCAGGCGATGTAAATTTAGCTATATCAGGAGCAGCGCCCTTTTTATTAGTCTTGTTATAATCTGCCATTGCTGCGTCAAATCCAGCTTGATCTATTTTATTGTTTTTTGTTCCATAAGATACAGTCTGGCTTCCTAAAGGCCCGTAGATGTTAGGATTGCCTAACTTTGCCGTAGCTCTAGCAGCCTCAATATTCTCAATGCCTTGTTGTTTAGCTGCTCCTATATAATCTGGTACTGGTGGTGGAGTTGTTTTCTTAGTCATACTTATCCCCTAAAAATTTACAGTTATCTTTCAGCATAGTAAAAAATATCATATCACCGTTACTTCTCTTAATTCTAGCCTCTTCAGTAAAGCCCATATTCTTTACTAGCTTAAT